CTCGCAGAATATGTATCAAAACCAAAAGCGGTTTTGACCGATTCACAAAAATACGATTTCCCCGCTCCATGTATGCCGCTAATCAAAATCATACAATCCCCCCAATATATGGAGCATACTACTGTATATATTATAATTCAAGAGAAGTCTGAAATAAATCCTGTGTTCGCATTTGTCATTCTTGTTTTATCAGCTTTTGTCTGTTATGATTTGACCATATTCAATCTGCTAGGCAGGTGAGCAAGTTGGCTATAAGTTATAAAAAACTGTGGAAACTTCTGATTGATAAAGATTTGAAGAAGAAAGATCTGCAAAGGTTGGCGGGGATAAGTTCAGCCTCTGTAACCAAGCTGGGCAAAAACGAAAACGTCAACACGGAGATTCTTGCTAAGATATGCATAGCCTTGAACTGTGATATCGCCGACATCATGGAAATGAGCGATGACACGAAAAGATAAAGGTAGGATGAAAACTTCATGGAAACGTATACACCATATCAGACCCGATACTTTGCCGAACAAATACTGCTTAAGCGCCCTCAGTCAAGTATTGACGGGCTGGCTTCCGCTATGTCCGGTGTTAAAGTCGACTTGAATCCTCATCAAGTTGACGCTGCTTTGTTCGCACTAAAATCGCCTCTTTCCAGTGGTGCATTATTAGCCGATGAAGTCGGTCTCGGCAAAACAATTGAGGCTGGACTTGTTCTCGCCCAATGCTGGTCAGAACGCAAGCGTCATATTCTGCTAATCGTTCCCGCTGCTCTCAGAACACAATGGCGCACGGAACTTGATGAAAAATTCTTCATAAAATCAAGAATACTTGAATCCACAAACTACAATAAGGTGAAAAAAGAAGGTGTATTAAACCCGTTTGATATCAAAGATGAAATAGTGATTTGTTCGTTCAATTTTGCTTCTCAGAAGGAGACCGACGTTGCTGTAATCCCCTGGGATTTGGTCATAATCGACGAAGCGCATCGATTACGCAATGTATATAAGTCAAATAATGTAACGGGGAAAAGACTCAGACGTGCTCTATCTGGCAGACGCAAGTTATTGCTGACAGCAACCCCGCTTCAAAATAACCTTATGGAACTGTTTGGCTTGATAAGCATCATTGATGAGCATGTTTTTGGTGATGCCCGTATCTTCAGAGATATGTACGTATCAATAACAAATGAGGAAGTCAGAAATCATGCGTTAAAATCTAGGCTCAAACAAATTTGTAAACGTACCCTGCGAAAGCAGGTTACCGAATATGTAAATTACACAAGCCGCATCGCTATTCTTCAAGAATACACTCCAACGATAGAAGAGGAAACCCTGTATAACTTCGTTTCGTCCTATTTGCAGTCGGATAGACTATATGCCCTTCCACAGGGCCAGCGGAATCTAATAACCTTAGTTCTGCGGAAATTGCTTGCCTCTTCGTCTTTTGCCATTTCCGGCACTTTAAACTCTCTAATCAACCGACTTGAAGCACTCCTGCAGGGTTTGGACATGCAGCTAGAAATAGGAACAGACTTTGACACCTTCGACGAATTGCTGGAAGAGCAGGATGATTCGGAAGACCCGCTGACCGCCGAACTGGAACAAGACCGAGCCGCCGTCATGTTAGAGCTCCAGGAACTCCGAAAATATGAGGAATTAGCAAAGAGTATTATTAGTAATTCCAAAGGAGAAAACCTCCTTACGGCACTCCAACAGGGATTTGATGAAACGGAAAAACGAGGGGGGCAGCGCAAAGCAGTAATATTCACTGAATCACGGCGGACACAGGAGTATTTGCTGAACCTGCTCACTGACAATGGTTATGAGAACGAAATCGTTTTTTTAAACGGGTCAAATAATGATTCCATTTCAAAGCGAATTTATGACAAGTGGAAGGCACATCACAAGAGTGACGACTGTATTTCCGGCTCCCGACAAGCCGACATGAAATCGGCGGTTGTAGAGGAATTTAGAGAACGCGCAAGCATCCTAATTGGTACAGAGGCTGCAGCCGAGGGTATTAATCTTCAGTTTTGCAGTCTAATCGTTAATTATGACCTACCGTGGAATCCGCAGCGAATTGAGCAGAGAATTGGCCGTTGTCATCGATACGGGCAAAAAAACGACGTCGTCGTTATCAACTTCCTTAATCGCAAGAACGCTGCTGATGTACGCGTATACGAATTGCTTGATCAGAAATTCCGGCTTTTTAGTGGTCTATTTGGTTCCTCGGATGAAGTGCTCGGCTCCATCGAATCCGGTGTCGACTTTGAAAAGCGTATTGCGGCGATTTATCAGAACTGTAAAGACCAAGAACAGATTCAAGAGGAGTTTGACCTGCTACAAGAGGAACTATCAGAACGAATTAATGAAAAAATGACCGCCGCCCGGCAGTCTATACTTGAGAACTTTGATGAAGACGTAGCAGCGCTTCTCAAGGACTGCAACGAAAAAACTCTTGCTGGATTAGATAAATATAGCCGTTGGCTATGTAATTTTTTCATTATGCAAGGTGCCTCCCGAGTGCAACCACTCGACCAGTGGCGCTTTGAATATTTAGGCAATGGGGATCACACAACATACAATCTCCAATGGAAAGACGCAGAGCGCCAGGGTGATATTTTCTTGCGAAAGGACGATCCCTTATTTCAAGGGTGGTTGGAGCAGGCAATGGCTGAGCCTTTAACGGCGGCGAATCTTCGTTTTGACCATACAAATTCATCAGATCATAGAATCAGCTTTTTGGAAAGCCATCCGAATCTTCAAGGCACAATCTCAGTTGATAAGTTGATTTACAGCGGCTTTGAAATGGAGGAGCACCTCATTATTTCAATAGTCACCGACGACGGAACGCACCTCGATGACGATCTGATCAATCGAATTATGGAGTTACCCGCGACGATTAAATCCGACGTATTTGAAGATCCAGCTGGATTAAACGAGCTTCGGCGAGCCAATACTGAAGCAAAGCAAGCGGAAATTGAGGAGACAAATAAAAAATATTTCCTGCAGGAATGCGAAAAGCTTGACGCTTATAGCGAAGACCTGAAGGAAGGCCTGCAACGAGAATTGAAAGAATTGAATAAACAGATTACAGAGAAAAAACGTATTTTCAAAAGCAGCACTGACCGGCCGCTCGCAGAAATGCTGGAAACGAAGGATGAGATCAACCGATTAGAGGAACTGCGGAAAAAGAAACGTCGCGAGCTTTATGAGCGTGAAGATGAAATCGATGCAGCCAATGAGCGTCTTCAAGATGAAATCCGATCAAAACTGGCTGGGACAAGCCAAGCCGAACATATAATGACCATCTCGTTTGAGATTGTTTAAGGATATGGAGGAATACACTATGCAAAAACTGGAACTCACATGGATTGGCAAAGAACAAGATCTTTCCGTGGAACCGCGAATACTATTACACGATGGTTCCAAAGACTATGGCGACCCTTCCGCTAAAAACATGCTTATTCACGGCGATAATCTGCTTGCGCTTAAGGCGCTGGAGCAGGAGTTTGCCGGACGGGTGAAGTGCATATATATAGATCCACCGTATAATACGGGAGCCGCATTTGAACATTATGATGACAATTTGGAGCATTCAATTTGGCTTGGTTTAATGCGCTCACGCCTTGAAATATTACGTAATCTTCTAAGTCCTGATGGTTTTTTTTGTTGCCATATTGATGACTCTGAAGGCCATTATTTGAAAGTGCTACTTGATGAGGTGTTCGGTAGAAACAACTATCAGACAACGCTTTATATTCGGGTTCGATACCCTGAAAAAACGCTAAAGCAAGATATGAACTATCACAAAGAAATAGAACAGGTTCACATTTATCGCAAGGAATATGGGGCTGTGCCTAATTTTGATTATGAGGTAGTTGGCTTTGATAAATTCCGATACTACATTGAGGACGATGGAAAGAGCGAAACCATTACACTTGGCGGTAAGCGTGTTGATATATTCCAACGTGGTCACTATACAATTGAAGAAAGAGAAGGTTCGGAATATGGATTAAAAGAGATTTGGGCCTCAGGAACAATCCTTGATGGCAACTCTTCGGGTAGATTCTTCCGAGATTATTTGACTGGTCGTGCGGAAACAGATGGGCTCGGCGTTCTCTATAAAGTGTGGGGCATTGGCGATGATAGATTTGATTATAGATATTTTACAGGGCCTCGACGCCAAAATGCCACCAAAGGAAAGTATTATCAAGGCGTGCCAAATGACAAGTTGGAAGCTGATGAAATTACAAAAAAGGTGGCAATTAGCAACTTCTACGATTTGGCTGGTTCATTTGGAAATTGCCGATTAGAAGGTGGTGTTGAATTTAGAAGTGGGAAAAAACCGGAGGTTCTCCTTGAGTTGATACTCAGACATTTTTCTAATCCCGGCGACCTCGTTCTTGATTCTTTTCTCGGCTCTGGTACAACGGCCGCTGCTGCTCACAAGATGGGACGACGTTACATAGGAATTGAACTTGGCGATCACTGCTATACCCATTGTCTGCCAAGACTTCAAAAAGTAGTTGACGGAGAACAAAGTGGCATCTCCAAAGCTGTTGAATGGAAAGGCGGCGGGGGGTTTAAGTTCTATGAACTTGCACCTACACTGATTGTCAAAGACCTTCACGGTAACCCTGTATTCTCTGATAAGTATAATGCTGAAATGTTAGTTGCAGCGGTTGCGAAACTTAATGGCTTCTCTTATTCACCCAATACTGAGTGCTTTTGGAAGCAAGGTAAGGCGCAAGACAACAGCTATATTTTTGTTACAACACAATATCTTACAGCCAAGGAACTGGACGAGATTGCCCGTGATCTACCGGAATTTGAAAAGTTGTTGATTTGTGCCCCAGCGTTTGACGTTGGTCTTGGCAAACGCTACGAAAATATTGACGTACGTAAAATTCCACAATCCGTGCTCTCAAAATGCGAATTCGGTGCGGACAACTACGACCTGAATATTGTAAATCCGCCGGAACTGGATGAGGAGGAATGGGATGATGTTGAATAGTAATGCGAAATACATAAACAACCGTCTCGCCCTGCGCCCGCCGCAGAAAGAGAGCTTAGAACGGTTCCAGCAGATATGTGACATGTTATTCATGTCAAAGGAACCTGATTTAGACAGCGAACTGAAAAAAATCAGAGAGCTTTTTCCTACACTAACTTCTTTTGAGCGCGATTTTCCGTCAATCTGCTTTGCCCTTGCCACTGGTATTGGTAAAACTCGGTTGATGGGTGCATTTATCGCCTATCTGCATTATGAAAAAGGGATTAAGAATTTTTTTGTAATGGCACCCAATCTAACCATTTATAAGAAGCTAAAGGCCGACCTTGGGGACCAATCCAACCCGAAATATGTATTTCGAGGACTGGATAGGTTTGTAAACCCACCGCGCATTATCGACGGCGATAACTATGAGGAATTCAGGCAACAGACGCTGTTTGATACGGGGATCATCATAAATGTATTTAATATATCCAAGCTGAATTCTGAATCGGGTAGGATGCGGCGTTTGAATGAGGTTTTAGGGCAGTCGTACTTTGCGTATCTCCAAGCCTTACCAGATTTGTGCATATTTATGGATGAAAGTCATCATTACCACGCAGACCGTGGATTTGATACTATCAATGAGCTTTGCCCTATTTTAGGAGTGGAGTTAACTGCCACGCCACAAATACAGCAGGGAGCTCGCAAAGTAGACTTTAAAAATGTAGTTTATGAATACTCCCTTGCTCATGCATTAAACGATGGACTATATGTTAAAGTACCGGCAGTTTTCACCAGAAAAGACTTCCGGCCAGAAGAATATACAGCAGAACAGCTTGACCGTGAGAAACTCAATGACGGTATCCGTCTCCATGAGGAAACGAAAAGCCGTCTTGACGTGTATTCCAGAAGTACAGGAAAACCCCTTGTCA